GTCGTCGACATGCTGATGGGCGAAGAGGGCATCAGCGGCGTCGCCAACTACTACGGCCGCATCTGGGACGAAGAGACGCCCGAGCTTCAATGGCTGCTCGCGTTCCAGTTCCCCGGCACCGGTGTCTTCGGCCAGTGGGAGGCGCTCGAGCGTCGCAACCCGTTCGTCGCCGCCGGCCTGGAGTCGGTGAAGGCGAAGATTCGAGACTGCCGCGTCGACATCGAGGCCGCCGAGGGCGTCGAGAACGGCGAACTGCACGCGAAGGTCGTCGAGTGGAATTTGAAGGAGTACCTCGAGCCCGGCTTCGCGCGCGTGCTGGAGCAGATGGTCACGTCGCTGCTGTACGGCTTCTCGCTTCACGAAGTCTGCATGGAGCCGGTGCAGCACCAGCTGTTCGGCGGCTTCGGTCTCGCCGTCGGCAAGCTGCAGCACCTGCTGGCGAAGTCGGTCTACGAAAACGGCTGGGTGACGCAGGACCGCGAGCTCAAGTTCATCAAGCAGCGCGGCCCCGTCGACGGGCAGTTCATGTCGGTCGACCTGCCGTCGCAGAAGGTGTTGCTCACCAGCTGGAACCGCAACGGCGACAACTACGCGGGCTACTCCGTCTACCGCCCGGTTTGGTACCCGTGCCGCATCATGGAGCACCTGATGCGGTTGAACGGCGTCGCGTCGGTGCGCGAGTCGGCCGGTGTTCCGATCGCCACGGTGGAGAAGGACGCCCCGACGATGACTGCGGGCGCGCGGAAGAAGCTGCAGCGCACGCTGATGAATCTCGTCTACCACGAGCAAGCGGCAATCGTTTGCCCGCCGGGCGTGAAGCTGGAGTGGTGGACGTCGCCGGGCCGCGACAAGTCGGGCCTGATGAAGACGTACGAATCGCTCGGCAAGCTGTGCCTGTTCCAGACGCAGTCGCAGCAGATGGCGCTCGGGCTCAGCGAGACCGGCAGCCGCAGCGTCGGCGAGACGCACGCGTCGACGTCGGAGCAGTTCGCCCAGGGCGTGATGTCGCTGCTCGAAGAGGTGCTCAACGGCTCCGGGCGCCGGCCGTACACCGGGTTGTCGCGCAAAATCATCGACGCCAACTTCGGCCCGCAGGTCGCGTACCCGAAGATTCGCCTGTCGCTGAAGCGCAGCTCGCTCGAGCCCGACGTGTTCGCCCCAGCCGTGCAGCAGCTGCTGGCGGCGAACGCGCTCACGTGGCGCGCGGAAGACGAGAACGGCGCGCGAGAAATCCTCGGCCTGCCGCCCATCGATGAGGACGAGCGCGCGACCGCACGCGCGGCGCTGCCTCCAGCAGGTACGACTCAGCCGAACGCCGGTGCACAAGCTCCAGAGCACATGGCACCGGGTTCGCCCGGTGTTGGAGCCCCCCCAAGCCCGGCGGGCGGCAGTTCTCCGAAGCGCGTCGACGTCGTGCGGCCGAAGGGCTCGAAGCCGATCAGCAACGTACAGGTGAGGCGCCCGCCCGGCGCGCCGCCCGTCAGCGACGTGCACATCCACCCGAAGAAGATGCAGCGCGACTGGCAGCCGTGGCGCGAGCTTCGGCCGAGCGAGCAGCACATCGACCTGAAGGCCATCGACAGCTTCCTCAACCGCGCGCGCGACCACTTCGACACCGAGGCCCGCGCCCAGGCCGCGGCGATGCTCACCCGCGCCAAGGCGCAGATTCGCGACGGGATTGCCCGCGGCGACTTCCACGTGAAGCTCGACACCGGCGACGTCGAGCGCTTCGTGCGCAGCTACATCGACAAGTGCGCGGCGTTCGGTCGCGAGCAGGTGGCGGCGGAGCGGGCCAAGGGCAACGGCGCGGTGAAGGCGGAGCGGGCGGACGGCGACCAGCGACTCGCGCCCGTCGCGCGGCAGTTCGCGGTCGGCGACGACGCGGAGGCCGAGAAGCAGAAGGCCGCGATGGCGAAGCAGGTCGCCCGCCGCATCGGCAACCGCATCGAGTCGAACCTGGAAAACGACATGCTCAACGTCGACCGCACCGGCGGCGACGAAGATGAGGCGATTTCGGAGACGATGGGCGACCTGCTCGACTCCGGCGCGTTCCGGCAGGACGCCGGGCTGCTCACCACCAAGGCGTTCAACGTCGGGCGCGAAGAGTTCGCGGCGGCCCACGGTGACGAGGTGGAGTCGGTCGAGCTCTCCGCGATTCTCGACAACGCGGTGTGCACCAACTGCGAAGACCTCGACGGCAGCACGTTCGACTTCGGCAGCGACGACCACGACGAGCACACCCCGCCGCTGAAGGAGTGCGAGGGTGGAGATGCCTGTCGGTGCATGCTCGTATATAACTTCGATAACGGCACTGGTGCCGCTACCGGAGAAGACGACGATGCCGAAGAGTAGACCGCTGAGGTTTCGATTCGCTGAGAAGGTGATCACCTTCTCGACCACGGAAGGTTGCTGGGAGTGGACCGGCGCTCTGAATGGTCACGGCTACGGGTCGATCAGAGGTGAGCGCGCAGACGGCTGGCCAATGCTCGGCGCTCACATCGTGGCGTGGGAGTTGGTGAACGGCCCCGTGCCGCGAAGGCTCTGCGTGCTCCATCGATGCGACAACCGGAAATGCTGCAACCCCGAGCATCTGTTCCTTGGCACGAAAGCCGAGAACAACGCCGACCGCGACGCGAAAGGGCGAGGCCGCTGGCCGCACGGCGCGGATCAGTGGATGGCGAAGCTCGACGATGCGAAGGTGATGGAGATCCGCTACCGGGTGGCCGGCGGAGAGAAGCAGCGCCGACTCGTCGAGGAGTTCAAGGTGTCGCCGATGACGGTGAGCCTCATCGTGCGCGGGAAGATTTGGAAGCACTTGCCGGTCGCCGGCAGAGAGGCGTGGGCTGCATGAAAGCCAAGGGCAACACGAAGCGAGACAAGGCAGGCCGCGTACTGCGGCATCTCTACGACGGCGTTCGTTCCGCGTTCGTTCAGGCCCCGGCGGTGCTCGGCGCGCCGCCCGAGGGCTACCGATGGAACAAGCTGTTTCCGTTCGGCGAGCGGTTCCGCTCCGACTTCCCCGATGGCTCGATGACCTTCGACCGCGCGTTCTTCGACGCGATGGTGCAGAACTTCGCCAAGCTGAACGGGCGCGACCTGCCGGTCGACTACTTCCATCGGGGCTCGAGCGACAACAGTCCGGTGCCGAACGACTCGAAGATTGCGGCCGGGTGGATCGGCCGGCTGCAGGTGGTGGGCAGCGGCGCCGACGAAGCGAGCGACGGGCTGTGGGCCGCGTTCAAGTGGACCGACAAGGCGCGCGCGCACATTCTCGCCGACGAGCTGCGGTACCTGTCGCCGACCTTCACGGAGAGTGGCGTTGACAGAACGACGGGACTGGAACAAGGTCCCACACTGTTCGGGGCGGCGCTGCTCAACGATCCTTTTCTGCAAGACCTGCCGAAAGTGGCAGCTGCAGCGCACCCGAAGTCCCCGGAGCACCGTCGAATGGACCACGCCACCGCCTGCAAGCACTTCGGCCTCGACCCCGATCAGACGTCGCCCGAGCAGCTCTCGCAGCACATGGCGAAGGCGGGCGCGGCGTACCAGAAGGCCGGCGGTCACCAGCCGCCCGCGGGTGCCGGTGCCGAAGGTGAAGGCGGCGGCGAAGGTGGCGACGTCGACCCGGACGGCGATGGCGAGCCCGATGGTGGGCCGCAGGGCGGCGGAGCGGGCGGCGCGGTTCACGTTCACGTTCACGCGGAAGGTGCGGCGGTGAAGAAGACCAAGAAGACTCTCGCGGCGAAGCCGGCCGAGCACGAGTCGCCGAATTCGAACGAGCGCCGAGAGTTCGCCGCGCAGATGGCCCAGGTCGGCACCCGGCTGACCGCGCTCGAGACCGAGAACAAGCAGCTGAAGGCCGACAAGAAGACCCGCGACCACGACGACCTCGTGCGCGAGCTCCTCCGCGGCGACCACATCGACGCGTCGCAGAAGGGCGAAGTCGTCGAGATGGCGGCGGCGATCGGCGTCGAGAAGGCGAAGCTGTTCTTCTCCAAGTTCAAGCGCGGGCTGCAGGGTCAGGTCGGGCTGAGCATCGACCCCGACGGCACCATCGAGGCGAAGACCCCCGAGCAGGCGGTCAAGGCGCTCGACGGGCAGGTCGTCAAGATGGTGAAGGAGCTCAACCTCAAAGAGGGCGAGGCGATGGCGCGCGTGTATGGCGCGGCCGAGAACAACCTCCTCGTCGCCCTCGCGAACAGCTCGTCGCGCCCCCGGTAACTCCACCTTTCCTTTCACACCGCAGCACGCAGGAGCAACGACATGGGAATCACCGCGACTCGAACGGGTGCCTGGGACCTTCCGGTTTCGGGTGGCGACTACAGCTACGTCGCCGCGTCGGCGATCAAGCAGTGGGCTGCGGTGAAGGCCGACACCACTGAAGGTCAGGTCGCGGAGACCAGCGCGATCACCGACATCGTTCTCGGCATCGCTCAGACCGCGGCTGCGACGGGCGAGACCGTCACGGTTCGCCGGCTCGGCACCACTCCGTTCTTCGCTGACGGCGCGGTCACCTACGGCGCCGAGCTGATGCCCAGCGCCGCGGGCACCACCAAGACGGGCTGGCTGAAGGTCGCGGCCGGCGCCACCGCGCGCACCGTGGGCGTGTGCGAGCACGCTGCGGCCGACACCGAACAGGGTTCCATCTTCCTCAGCACTCCGGGCAAGCAGCCGCCCAACAGCTAAGCCACTTTCACCGAACCGCAGCATCAACAGGAGCAGAACGACATGGGCTTGAACCGAGCCGACTTCATCACCCGGACGCCGGCAGACAACATGCTGTTCATGTTCCTGCAGGACGACGCCGAGTTCATCGGCCTCGACGTGTTCCCGTACAAGCCCGTCGACGCCCAGCAGAAGAAGAAGTACCAGACCGACCTCAGCCACCTGAAGGCCGTCGACGACGTCGGCGACTCGAAGGGCGGCGTGCGGAAGGTCGGGTACGACGTCTTCAGCTCGAACATCACCACGTCGCTGTACAAGCTGGGTGCCGACATCGACCCGCGCGACGAAGCGATTTTCGATCAGCCGGTGAATCAGGTTCGCCAGATGCAGCTGCGGAACATCGCCAGCCGCCTCCGCATCGCGCACGAGTTGCGCATCGCGACCCTGGCAACCACCTCGGGCAATTACCCGAGCGACCTGACGTCGGCGCTCACCACCGGCACGAACCGGTGGATTGACGCGGGCGGCGACTTCGAGGTCGACAGCAACACCGCGCGCAAGGCCATCAAGGCGCGCTCCGGCAAGCTGCCGAACGCGGTGGCGATGTCGCTGACGACGTTCGACCAGATTCGCACCGGCCCGCTGTTCCGCGATCGCGTGAAGTTCACCAACTCGTTCATGTCGATGGACGAGGTGAAGAAGACCCTGGCGACCGCGCTGCAGGTCGACCACATCTTCATCGGCTCCGCGAAGTACAACACGGCCAACGACGGGGCCACCGACACCACCGCCGACATCTGGGCGGTCGTGGGCGTCGGCATGGTGGTGTTCTTCTACTACAACCCGTCGCCCGCGATGTACGACGTCAGCTACGGCCACACGTGGATTCGCAAGAATCTCTACACGTATGAGGCCCTCGACCCGAAGCGCGGCTCGGCTGACGGGCGCATCACCGAAATCGAAGGCGGCTGGGAGTACGACTACTCGGCGGGCTACGTCGCCGACTCGGCGAACACCACCAAGTTCGGCGCCGGCTACCTGTTCCGCAACGTCACGGCGTAAGACTCGCGCGGGGCCGCCTGCTGGTGGTAAGTCAGCAGGCACCACCCGCTCCACGGAGACACGATGGCCGACAAAGAGAAGCTCGAAGAAGGCGTTTCGCGGGTTGCTCCCGGCCGCGTGCTGCCTCCGCCGACGCGCGCCGAGCTCCACGCGCAGAACGACGACAAAGACGAGTACATCATCACCCACGGCTCGGTGAAGGTCGGCAGCGGTGACGACGCGCGCATCGTCGAGACGGGCGGCATCGTCGAGCTCACCGAGCGACAGGCCGTCGACGTCGGCCTCGACCACCTCGCCACGCGCGAGCAGTGGAAGAAGATGACCGACGCGCACGACGCGCAGCTCGAGATGGAGAAGGACTTCGCCGAGGCGCAGGAGATGGCGGCCTCGCTGGGCAAGAAGGTTCGCCGCACCGGGCTGCCGGCCAACATGGCGCAGATTCGTGCGGCGGCCGAGAAGAAGTCGAAGGCGGAGTCGTCGCGGCTCGCCGATCAGGTCGACGGCGGCAAGTCCAAGAAGCGCTGAACGGAGCCACACGATGAAGCTCAAGGCACTGGGGTTCGGCATCGGTCTCGCGCTGTTTGCGGGGCTGCTGATGGCGTTCACGCCGCTCATCACCGACATCAAGACGACCGGCGAGTGGTTCAAGGGCGGGGTGAACATCTCGAAGGCGGCCCCGAACACCCCCTCGACCCAGGTCATCACCGAGGCTCCGCTCTGCACCCTCGACATCGACTTCCCGGCCCTCGGCGCGGCGAGCGACTACGGCGGGTGCATCGACTCTCCCGCGTTCGCCTGTCCCGGCGTGGCCCACGGCGACCCGTGCATGGTGGGCATGAAGGAGCCGACCGTGCTCGACGGCGGCTCTCTGACCGCAAACATCACGTTCGAGGCGATGACGATGGCCGCGGGCTTCGTCAAGGTGCGCGCCTGCATGATTCCCGGTGACGGTGGGTCGGCGAACGCGCCCGACGCCGGATTCGTGGTGCGCTGCTTCTCCAACCAGTGAGGCCGTCGTGAAGCTCGGGCTGAAGATCAGCGGCGCCTTGGTGGTCGCGGTCATCGCGCTGGCGATGTTTCGAGCTCAGGCTTCGGTCCCCGAGCAGGTGCAGGCCGAGCTGACCGCCGCGCGGCCGGGCGGCGACCTCCAGCTGCTGACCCTGCTGAACGGCGAGCCGGTCGCGTTCTTCCTTCAGGACGGCGGCCCCGCGGGCTTCTACGGCACGGCGGCGGGCTGCATCGCCCTCGTCACGTCGCAGCCGGGCGTCGTGAAGGGCGACACGCTGATGGTGATGCCGCTCGACGGCGGCGCCTCGTTCTGCTTCGACCCGATCGACGCCGGCACCGGCAGCACCTGCCTCGGCGTCACGAGTCACTTCAACATTCCCACCGGCCTCAAAGACGGTGGCGTGCCGGGCGAGCCGAACGTCGGCATTCCGTGCGCCGCGAACACCGCGTGCTACTTCGTGATGAGCAACTACACCGCGAACTTCTGCACGTCGGGTGGCTCGGACGTCGCCATCTGGAAGATGCGGTGAAGCCGTGCGACGCCTCGCCGCGCTCGCGCTGCTGCTGAGTCTCGCCTCCGACGCCGGGCCTCGAGCGATGCGGTTTCTTGCTCCAGGCGGAGCCGGGCGACCGAAGGCGGCCGCGAGCTCATCTGCGCCCGGTTGTTCGCAAAGCATCGACTGCGCGATTCAGGCCGGCGACAAGGTCGGCAACTGGTGGGCGCTGAAGGCGGACGGCACGATGCTTTCGGGCTCGAGCCTCACCGAGTCGGCGCACGGTTCGCCCACCGTCTCACCAATCACCCTCAACGGCACGACGCAGTACTACGACAGCGCGGCGGTCGCCTTTCCTGCGACCAGCCAGTCGTTCAGCATCATGTTCGTCGCGAAGTTCAACGACGTGACGGCGGCCTATGTCGCTGCGAAATGGCCGGTCGCCAATCAGACGTTCATTTGCGGCGTCGCGGTGAGCAATCCGATCTTCTACGCGTTCAGCAGCACCCCGACGTTCGTTCCAAACACGAGCGCTGGCGTCGTCTCAACGGGAACGTGGGTTGGGATTTGCTGCTCATTCAATTCCTCAACGCAAGACGGGAACGTGCGTTACTCGGGCGTGAATTCACTCGTGTCAATCGGCCCGTCTACACAGAACACGACCAGCGCGCAGACGGTCGGCTCGACGGCAGCGACTCCGACGTTCAATGGGCAGCTGCGCGGCGTCTTCTACACCGAGACCGATGCGTGTGGCGCGGCGTCGGATCGGGTCATCGCGGGGGCCATGTGAAATACGTTCGGCCGGTGGCGGCGGTGGTGACGCTCGCCGCTCTTGGGCTTGTGGCCCGGTCGCTGACGGCCACCACGCCCCCGCCGACTTGGACCCAGGTCGCGGGCTACGAGTACACCACCACGCAGCTCGGCGCCTTGCCGCAATGCCTCGGCGACCCGTCCTGCTTTGCGCTCTGCACCTTCACCGACGCGGGGTGGGGCTGTATCGGCAACGACGGCGGCTCGGTCGGCGTCGTCACCAACAACGGCAACATGGGAGCAGGTACCTTCGCGCCCGGCCTGTTGGCGCTTCGCGCGGTGCAGGACTCGGACGCTCCTAGCGCGACGGGTCTGGAGGCGTGGCTCGGCGGCGACCAGACCTTCGTGATGGGCGGCTTCACGCGAAGCAACACCGAAACGGGCACCATCGAAACGCCCTTCACCCTCGCCAACGTTTCCGACTACAGCAACGTGTTCGCCACGCGCGCGGAGTCGGGGCTATGGAAGTGCAATTGGATTGAGGGCGGCAACGCTTCGACGTCCAACGTCACCAACGTGGCGAACAATCTCCAACCTCGAGACGGGTGGTCCATCTCGAGCTGCCGTCGTCACGCAGGCCAGCACCGCGCGCGCTCGAACGGCCAGAACGGCGAAATCACCACGTCAGATACCTCGCCCGGAGTGACTGCCGGCGCGGTGGCGAACTTCGGCCGCGCGCAGTCGACCGCTCCGGGCCTGGAGATGAACGGGCCGCTTGCCTTCGTCGCGCTCTACACGGAGTCGAAGTCTGACGTGTGGATGAACGACGTTGAGCAGGATTTCTCCGGCGCTCCGTTTGCCTACGTCGGCGGCGGCATTGGGCAGGTGGTCGGGCTTGACGACGGACAGGACGTGAACTTCTTTCAGTCGGGCGGGCACCTCGTGGCGCACGACTTTCACGATGCCGGGATTCGCCAGGGCCTTCGGGTGCTGCGCGGCATCATCGGCGACGAAGACGGCGGGGCTCAGTCGCTCATCACGAACTACTGGGCCGACGACGCGCTCAACGTCGCTTCGTGGGATGACGTGGGCAGCCCCGGCGTTGCTCCTGTCGCTTCCGCTGGCCCGTTCAGTCGGTATCTCAATTCGCTCACCGCCTACCGGCTGACCGACGACGACAGTTGCGCTTTTGAGGGCAAGTCGTCGGGCGAAAGCGTCTTTCACCGAGCGGTGCCCGAGCACTACTACACCGCGAGCTGCTACCTCTCGGCCGGCACCACCATGAAAGCGCGTCTCGAAATCACTTCGGACGGAAGCGGTGGCGGGGCGTGCGACTTCACCGACCTCGACTCGACACCTCGCCGAGTCTCTTGCACCAGGAACATCAAGGCGGGCTCGACGGTGCACGGGCGCGTTCTCGTCGGCACCCAGGGCAGCGACACCGGCTCCATCATCGTCTACCAGTGCCAGATGACGCCCGAGTCCTTCGCGGAGATGCCGAACCTCGACCGACGCATTCCCATCGGCTCCAGCTATGACGCGCTCAACGCCAACGGCTGGCCGACGACGGGCCGCGCGAAGTACGAGGAGGTTTTCTGCCCCCTCTACGACTTCAACTCCGAGTGGGACCACGGGGTGAATACGTTGTGGCCGTTCGACATTCAGGACTCCAACGGCACCAGCATCGCCGGGGTTGCGCTGGGCGACGGGTTCCCGGGGCTCATCACTGCGACGACTCGCGACGGCGGCGGCGAGCCGTCCTACTTCACTGCGGCCGGATACTCGTCGGAGCCGTCGCAGTGCTACGCGATCAGCCTTGAATGGGAGCTCGACTCCGACGCCACCTGCTGCCCGACGACGCTGCGCTACGACGTCTGCGCTTCAAATGTGCCGCTGACGGCGTGCCACGCTTCGACAGCCATCGCCTCGCACATGGGCGTCTGCCCTGGCACGCCGGCTTCGATGAACCTCGGCAACCGAGCAGGAGCAACCGTTTCCACAAGCTTCTACGTGGCCGCCGTTAGGGTGTTCCAATGACCGCGCCCAACACCTTCGGCGTCACCCCGACCTACCTGCAGCAGCGGTTGTTCCCGAGCGCCAAACCCTTCAGCGCCACCACCGCGCCGACCGACACCACGGTGACGTCGGTCATCGCCGAGCAGGCCGCGGAGTTGGAGGGCAAGCTGTCGCTGAAGGCAATCGACTCGACGCAGATTGCCAACGACGGCAGCACCGCCGCGTCGCTCTGGTGCCGGCTCACGCTCCGCCTGATGGTCGCCGTCGAGCTCGTCCAGTACATGACGGGCACCGACCCGAAGCTCTCCCAGGCGCTGCAGGCGAAGCTCAACGTGCGCTGGAAGGCGCTGAACGAGGGCGGGGCGTCGGCGCTCGGCAACGGTGCGTCGTCGAGCAGCGTCGCCGACCCGCTCGGACCCGACACGCACATCGGCGAGCTCAACCTCGACACCGGCGACGATTCCCTGGCGAGCGATGCCGCGCCCATCTTCCGACAGAGCGACAAGCTCTGACGAGGTGAGCCGTGTCGGTCGCCTTCTTCGAAATTCGGTACCGCCTCAACGGCCGCCCGGTCGACGACCCGTTCGAGAAAATCAAGGTGGCTGCCGAGCGCGCCGGCGCCGAGCTGCTGCGCTTCGAGAAGCACGTCTGGCCGCGGGTGATTCCGGTGCTCGAAGCGGGCATTCGGCAGCAGTATGAAGAGGAGGGCGGCGGGCCTCACCGCGGGGCCTGGGCGGCGCTGTCGGCCACCTACCTTGCATGGAAGGAGCGCCACGGCTTCAGCAGCCGCATCGGGCAGCGCACCGGCAACCTGATGGCCGCGCTCACCCAGTCGGACAGCCCCTTCGCGCGGCGCGACTACGACAGCGAAAGGCTCGACTTCGGAACGGTCGGCATCAACTACGCGAGCTTCGTGCAGGAGGGCGCCCGGTACGCGCCAGACCGGCCGCCGCTCGACTTCCATGACGACACCGAGCAAGATTTGCGAGCAGCCCTCGTTGCTGGCATTCGAGAGGCGATGCAGCCCTTGGAGGGTCTCTGAGCGTCATCGTCGAACAGATCGCAATCGACGCGCTGCGCGACTGGCTGCTGCTCACGTTGCCGGCAAAGGTGCTGGAGGTGAACAACGCCCGCGCCGCGTTCATTCGAAGCACGACAGCCGGGCCGTTCGTCATTCCCTCGAGCTTCGTACTGCAGCTGTCGTTCACCGCGGTGAACGTCGATGAGAACCCGGCGAGCTTCGGTGCCTACCCACTCATCGCCTCTGGCTCGCGTACGGCCGCGCAGGTGGCGAGCGACGTCAACGCGTCGTCTTCGGTCGGCACCATCGCGACGGTCGACGTCGAGGGTCGGCTCGTCATCACTTCGCCGTTCGTCCCGAGCGCGGTCACCGACAACGTCTCTCTTGTCGTGGTGGCCCCGAACGCGGCCGTGGCGGGTCTCGATGTGTTCGGCTGGGACCGGGGCGGAGAGAAGGAACGCCGCAGCCCCATCTACCCGCCGACGCGCTCTGCGGTACTCGACGGCTGGCCGCAGTCGCCCGTCGCTCAGATTGGTCAGGGCTTCGTCGTCGTCATCGGCGGCCGGCCGGCCAAAATGTGGGGCCCGGTGCTGCGGCGCGACGAGTACGAGGTCGAACTCAACGTCGCGCTGTTCCACTTCGTCGACGCCGCGGAGGCCGGTCTCGGCCGCGAGCACATCAGCTCGGTCGTGCGGTGCGTGCGCGAGGTTCTGATGACCGACCGCGGGCACCTTCTCGGGCGCGAGTCGCAGAAAGACGTCATGCTGGCGCTGGTGAAGGGTTCGGACATCTCCGAGCGGCCGTTCAAGTGGCTCGACGGGCAGGCACCAAACAGCCTTTTCGATGTAGGGTCTGTGGACATTTCGGTGCGCGTCTTCGAGCGCCCCGCGCAGTTCTAGGAGGAGCACCGTGTCGAATTTCGCACCCGTACCCGGCTGGGACTCGAGAGTCTTCATGTATTACGAGGGCGTCTACCCCGGCAGCTTCGGCACCCCCGTCACGCCTGTCGCAGCCCATGCACGCGAGATGATCAGCCTCAACCTCGGAGGCTCAGAAGTCGGGGCGGTGCGCGACAAGAAGGACCGCAACCCCGGCCGCGGAATGCGCAACGCCTTTGTCGAGGGCCGGGTCGGCCCGATGCCTTTCTCAGGGCAGACGTCTGTGAAGTCGCGCGCGGCGGTCGACACTGTTCCGCAGGAGTCGGTTATTCTGACGGCGGCTGGGTTGGTGCAGACGGTGAACAGCGGCACCAGCGTCGTCTATTCGATGAGCAGCGACCCGTTGAGCACGCTCGAATCGATGAGCATTTACCGCGTACTCGGCTCGGCCGGCGCCTCGGCGATGGAGGCCGAGTGGATGCGTGGTTGCATCACGAAGTCGCTGAAGTGGAGCGCGGCCGACAAGGAGTTGCTGCTCGACTTCTCCGGCGTGGGCATCGGCAAGGCGACGACGGGCGTCATCAGCTCGATCACCACCGACATCAGCCAGACCACCCTCGCGACCATCACCACCGAGGAGGCGTACCGAATCAACAACGCGCTGGGCACGTTCGGCCACCTCTACATGCAGGTCGAGTCGGAAATTCTCGACATCACCGCCGTGAACATCTCGACGCACACGCTCACGTTCGCGCGCGCGGCGCTGAGCTCGAGCGCGGCCGCGCACACCGCGAAGCCGCTCTACCCGTACCAGCCGGCGCTGACCGGCTACGCGGGCAGCCCGATTCCTGAGCCGGTCTCGTCGGTCACCATCGACAGCGTCGCGCTCCGGGCGATGTCATGGGAGGTCAACCTCAAGGCGACCGGCCTCGACCTGTTGCCGGGCGAGACGAACAGCAAGCACCTCCAGGGCATCAAGGTGCTCCGCTACGACCTCGAGGTGAGCGCGAAGCTGGTGTGCCACGGCGACGACGTCGCTCTGCTCGGCAAGGCCACCAACCGAAACACCGTCGCATGGAGCGTGGTTCAGGGTGGCACCACCGGCGGCATCATCACCATCGGCGGAAGCTACGCCGAGGTGATGCCCATCACGGTTCCCGACACCGCAGGCGACGCGAGCATCATCGACCTCAAGCTGCGAGTGCGCGACGACACGCTCGGGAACAACTCATTTCTCGTGACGTACACGTGATATCAGTTGGCGCATGGCCAACCTGAACAGCGCGGTGCGGTGGGAGCGGTGGGTGCCCAACGTCGGCGACAACCGGAAGCTGAAGCCGTACGAGCAGCTGAGCTTTCTCATCGCCGTGGGCATCTCGACGACCGAGTCGCTCAGCCTGCTGGCCGGGCTCGACCTGGAGCAGTCGCAGCCGGTGCCGGGCGAGACGCCCGAGCAGCGAGCGGAGCGGGTGGCGGCGCGCGAGGCGAAGACGCTCGACCAGCTGGCGGTCTCGCTCGGTCGGTTCGCGAAGCTGACCGGCACGCACACCATCGACGGCAAGACCATCACCAACCTGCGCGAGTACATGGGCGCGGTGCCGATTGAGGTGGCCTTCGACGTGGTCCGGGTCATCAAGTACTGGAACACGATGCAGGGGGCTGATGAGCTTTTCTTCGCGCGGTCGTCTGGCGTCTCGCCTACTACCGACGACCCGGCCGGCCAGTAGGCCCGACGTGGGAGGGCGACCAGCGTCGCGGGTGGTTCGGCTACAGCCCGTCGACGAAACAGGGCGTGCCAGCGCAGCCCAGGCACCGCAGCCGGGTCACCATCGAGCGGGCGTTCGAGGTGGCCCAGCCGGCGCTCGACGTCTGGCTCACGACGCGGCGGCACCCCGAGCAGCCACCTTTCTCGGGCGGCGTGTTGGACTGGCCGCAGTGGCTCAGGCAGGCTCTTGAGGTGATGGACGTCGAGCAGGCGGTCGTCGAAGCTGTCGTTGCGGGAGAGGAGCGGCAGCGTGGGTGACATCACGACGCACATCGAGCTGACCGGCAACGCGGGCGACGCGAAGAAAGCGCTCGAAGACGTCGGCGGCTCGGCGCACGAGGCGAAGACCGCCTTCGCCGACTTCAAAGAGGAACTGGAGAAGGGCTCAGCGGAAATCGGGAAGCAAATCACCGCGTACGCGCTGCTCGAGCGCGCGGTCGAAGGTGCGCTCGAATTCGTGAAGGAGTTCACGGCCGAGTCCATCAAGCTCGCCGAGGCGCAAGAGACGGCCGACCGCAACCTGTCGCTGTTCGCCGGGAACCTCACCGCCGCCTTCAAGTCGCAGGCGGAGGAGTTCGAGAAGACCTACGGCGTCGCGGCCGAGCTGACCGAGAAGGTGCAGACGCTCGCCCTGGCGCACGGCGCCGACCGCGATCAGGTTCTGGAGTTGACCGAGGCCACCACCAAGTGGGCGGCCATCACCGGCACCGACGCCGCGGGCGCCGCGCAGCAGCTCGTCGTCGCGGTCGAGGCCGGGCGGCACGCGTCGCGACAGTTGGGCATCCAGTGGGAGGAGACGGGCGACAAGTCGCAGGACCTGAAGAACGCCATCGACGCGCTCAACGAGAAGCTGGCCGGCGCCGACCCCACGGCCGAAGCGACGCTGCAGGGCCGGACTCAGCGCGCGGCGATCAGCTTCGACAATCTCAAAAAGGCGTTCGGCAACTGGATCACGGTCGTCGAGTCGAAGGCCGGGGTGCTCGACAAGCTGGGCGGCGCGCTCGATTCGATTCGCGGCGGGCTCTCGGCGAAGGGCGCCGGGGCGATCGCTGGCGGTCTGGCATACGGCCCGCTCGCCGCCGTCGCGGGCGCGGGCATCGGCAGCCTGGGTGAGAACGACATCGAGCCCGCGCCGGCGCAACAGAACTACGACCAGCAGCTGATCGGCTCCAACACCGACGAGAAGACGCTCGCCGCGCTGAAGAAAGCGAACGAAGCCCAGGCGAAGGAGCAGCAGAAGAGCATCGAGGAGAAGCTCAAGAAGGACGCCGAGTACTGGGACAAGCGCGGCGTCACGCATCAGGCCGAAGACGCGAAGGAGAACGCGGAGGCCGAGCGGCACAGCGAGGAACTTCAGGCGCAAGAGCAGGCGGCCTACGACAAGTCGCTCACCGATGAGCAGACCGCGTACGACGCGCAGCTGACCGCACTGAAAGAGGAGAAGCTAAAGGAGGAGGAGGAGGTTCAGAAGTCACAGGATCGCCAGTTCGAAATCAACCTCCACGCGTGGCAGAAGTACGAGAAAGCCCGCTTCAAAGCGCAGGAAGAGGCGAACAAGAAACTCGAAGACGCCGAGAAACAGGCGGCCGAGGAAATCGGCGCGGTCATCACGAACACCATCACCTCGACGTTGCAGAACGCGATGAACGGGCAGCAGCAGTCGTGGCAGGACGTGGCGGGCTCGGCAGCGAGCTCCATCCTCACCATCGTCGGCGGCATTGTCGGCGCGTACTTCGGAGCGCCTCAACTCGGCGGCGCGCTCGGCTCCCTCGCCGGCACGGCCGCCAGCTACGGCATCCACCAAATCAAGCACGAGGGCGGCATGGTCGAGCGGTACCACGCGGGCGGGTACCCCGGCACGCTCGGCCCCAATGAGCAGATGATTATCGCCGAGGCGGGCGAAGGCGTCGTCGACAAGCGCACGATGGCGCGCATGGGTGGACCGGGCGGGCTCGAGCAGGCTAAGCGCGGTGGTGGCGGAGGCGGGCGCACCGTGGTGATTCAAGCGATGGACGCGCAGAACGTTCGCGACGGCTTCGAAGGTCGGCTCGGGCGCGGCATGTCGATCGCGCTGCGCACCGGTCGCGGCTCCCTCCCGCGCGTCGTGGGGCTCGGGCGATGAGCAACGGCTACTCGGTGAGCAACCTCGTGCTGCCGCTCGCGCCGGCCGCCATCAAGTTCGAGCTGAGCGGCAGCCCGCTGGCGCCGGCCTTCGGCTCGTCGGCATTTCTGCAGGACAACCGGATGGACAAGGTCGTCAGCTTCGCGTCCGAAGACCTGAGCGCCGACACGCTAGACATCGACATCGACATGGGCGGAGCGGTGAGCCTGGGCGGCTTCGCGATTCTCAACCACAACTTCGCCTCGGTCGGGTGCAACTGCACCGTCATCTGCTCGGCCGCCTCCGACTACTCCTCACCCACCACGGCAAAGGCGGCGACGCCGCTGACGAGCACCCGCTTCAAATCGAAGGACCACGCGCTGCAGTTCACTCCGGTCTCGAAACGGTACTGGAAACTGCGCTTCAGCAACGGCGACGCGCTCGTTCCGTACATCGGCGAGGTCTGGGCGTTCGGAGCCGCGGTGACGCTGCCGCGATTCAGCATCTACGGCTCGGGCGAATCGCGCGACGTGTTCGGCCCCGAGGTGGACTTCGCCAATGGCAACAAGACCGCCTACTTTCTCGGCGGGCCGGTGCGCACGAAGAACTACCAGTTCGCCGACCTCTCGGCGTCGGACCTCGCCGCGTATGACGCGCTCTGGGACGCGACGAAGGGCTTCACGCTGCCGTTCCTCTGGCTCGAAGACATTGAGTCGACCGCCACAGCCGCGACGGTCCCCGCGCAGGAGTGCATCTTCGGGCGGTTCGAGCTGCCGTCGAACGCGTACGCCCAAGACGACTACGGCATCTTTCAGCCGGGGGCGCCGTTCAACATTCGCAGCCTCGGGCGTGACGTCGGCTCATGAGCGACACGTTCCAGTCGCTGCTGGCGCAGGACGGCCGCGGCATTTGGTGGGGGCTCGAGGTCTCGTTCGACCAGGACTTCTCGACCGTCGCCTACCGCTGGGCCACGCACTCGGGCGTCGTCGGCGGCCACTTCTTCGAAGCTCGTCTTGTCTCGCCGCTGCGCGACATCACCCGCGGCTTCGGCACCGACCACCTGCCGGCCGCCGCCAACCTCGACGTCGAGCTCGACAACACCGACTTCGCGGTCGACTTCCTCTGCAACCCGACCACCTTCGAGACGAACACCGTGCGCGCGCGGTACCGGCTGCTGATGGGCGTCTTCAGGATTGACCCGGCCAACCCGAACGCGGCGGTGACGGTGCTGACGCAGACGATTGGCTATTTCGTCTCGCTCGACTTCCCGACGCAGTACGATGACCGCATCGTGCTGTCGCTGGCAGATGATCAGCTCGGGCAGCTGAACGACCTGCTCACCCCGCCGACGACGAACGACTGGCTCACCGCAGGCAACGCGGCGACGGACCCGCTCGTGAGTGCCACCGGCGTCGTGCCGAACATCGACTTCAATCAGCCCTGGCCGTTGATGTTCGGCGCCGGCAAGGTGCCGGGGTTACCCATCACCCAGCGCTACACCGGCGCTGGCGGATCGTTCACGTGGCCCGATGGGAACACCACCGGCAGCGTCGCGGGTGGTGGCTGGCGAATGATTATGGTCTGCGCGACCGCCGAACTGTCGGTGGTGAACACCGCGGACGTTGTCGCGCTCGAAGGCGTGTTCCGCTCGGCGCTCGCGTTCCAAACGCAATGGGCGAACAAGACCATCTCGATTCCGAGTTCTCACACCTTCCCCGACGGCACCAAGGAACTGATTTGGTCCGCGCAGAAATCGGAGTCGTTCACCGCAAATGGCTACAACTGGAAGCTGCTGTGGATCGCCTTCAACGGCGCTGGGTACTCTGATTGGTTTCAGGCGACGTTCCCGTCGTCGGCCGCCGCGGGCTCGCCTGGACCGAGCACGCCTTCAGCTGACCCCAACGACGCATGGGGCAGCGACGCGCAGTTCCTCGCGTTCGACCACTTCAACGTCTACTCGTTCGGTGCCCTCTCGGCGGTGAACGGCGTCGCGAACACGAATCAGAACCCGGTCGACGTCATTCAGGACCTGATTCAGTACTACAGCTACATGCGAGCCTTCACTGGCGGCGCCATCGACACGGCGCGGTTCGACCGCGCGCGCGCAGCTCGCCGCGGCTTCTACGTGAAAGGCACTGTCTCGGTGCAGTTCGCGTCGAGCATATCCACCGAGGCCGTCGTCACCGGCAAGGACCCGGTCATCGGCGGGCAGTTGGCGTACAAGGGCGGCGTGCTGCGGCAGGCCCTCACCGGCGTGTGCGGCTCGAGCGACGTCGACCTGTTCCTCACGTACAACGGGCAGGCTGCCGTCTCGGTTCAAATCGCCGACTTCCAATCGGCGACCGCCAGCTATCCGACCATCGAAGAGACCCACGTCATCGCCGATTCGAAGTTTCGCCGCGTGCCGTCGCTCGACGAGCGGTGGTCACCGTTCAACGCCTGCTTCATCAGCACGCCCAACAACGGCGGCGAGCTCGGCCCGTTCATCAACCGAACGGCGAAGACGGCCTGGGGTGACCGAACCATCGTCAAGCACCTCGACGGCAGCTGGTGGCCGTACCTCACCGAGAACATTCTCACCCAGCCGTCGCTCAGCTACGCCGAGCAGGAGTCGCTGGTGTGGAGCGCGCGTAGCCTCGAAGCGAAGGCCCGACCCGTCGAGCAGTTCGACACCGACTTCGGCTTCTTCGGGCTCAACCTCGACCTGGGCGACGATTTCCTCTACTCGCGCACGCGCGGCGGGTTGTCGGACGTCTACACCGACGCGCTGTTCCGGGTGGAACAGATGATCATCCACGCGGAGACCGGCGCGGTCAGCCTCACCGCGGTATTCATGGACGACCTGCTCACGGTGCAGGCGTACCTGCTCGACGACGAGACGCTGCTCACCCGGAAGAACAGCGGCGGCGGCCGCACGGCGACCGTGGCCGACTCGAGCACCACCGTCACCTTCTCGTCGGGCTCTCTCATCACCGATGGCGTCGCGCCGGGCGACCACCTCATCTTGAAAGACACCACCGAGACCGCGCGCGGCTACACGCGGAACCGGGCGCTGAAGATTGCGAGCGTGACCGACGCGACCCACCTCGTCATCACCGACCCGTCGCTCAACTTCGGCGGTGGCGCCGCGGTCGTCGCCTGGGAGATTCGCCGGAGCGAGGCGACCTACCCGACCGTCGTCAGCGACGCGACCCACTACCCCAACGGCGGGCTGATGTATGGGAAGGTCTCGAACGAGTCTGACCAGTACGGCGACGCGACCGCCGCCAACGAATTGCTCGACGGGTGACCGGTGCCCACGCTGCCGCCAGACGTGCCGTCGTGGTTCGACCGGGTTCGCAAGGACCCGCTCGGCTACGTCGGTGCGAACGTGTTGCAGCTGCTGCAGAACTATGCCGAGCGGAATCTCTTTCAGGTCGCGCACATCATCGACCCGGCGTTCGGCACGCACTACGGCGAGCACAACGAGCCCAACGTGCCGCGCGACGTCGGCGACGTAGCCTTCACCGGCGCGACGCCCACGATGGAGGCGGCGAAGTACGCGACGGTCGGCAGCCACCCGGGCACCGGCGAAATCGACATGAGCTTCTCGGGCTTCACCTTCCCGACGCTCTGGGACTTCCCCGACATCTCGGTGCAAGCGACCTCGATGTCAGAGACCGGGGTGAACAAGCCGTGCATCATCACCTCGAACATCGTCAGCGGCACCGACATTCGCTTTTACGCGAACGTGCTCTCGTCGGCGCTCGGAGCTGGCAACGCCTGGGCGGTGGAAGACTCGCCCTTCTGCTTCGCGATTCACGGCACGCCTCGACCGCGTGGGCAGAACCTCACGCTCCCTGGCTTGTGGGCGCGCGGCAGCGGGCTGCGAATGGGCGAGTGGAACCTCGGAATCTTCGCGGCCTCGGACCTCTGGGCGCACTTCGGCGCCGGCCACAGCCAGTCGACCGGTGTGCACGCGGCGAAGGTGGTGCCGAAGTCGTGGGTGCACCTCGGGTGGAACGGCTCGACGACGTACACGAAGCTCGAAAACTCGACGACCAACCCGGCGACCACCATCACCCGCGTCGGCACCGGGCACGTGCAGGTGAACTTCACCTCGACGTGGACGCTGCCCGCCCAGCCGTTCTTCGCGATCGACTACCCGAGGCACAGCGGCGGCACGTCGTTCACGAAGCGCTACGTGGCGGTCGCGCCGTACTCGCTGCAGACCACCTCGCGGGTCGAGCTCTACATCTACAGCTACAACGGCACGAACTGGGTTCGTGACGACACGGACTTCTGGGTGACGGTGTACGCCGCGTGAGCTACTCGAAACTTCAGCAGGTCATCACCGACTTCGGCCTGGGCTTCCAGGGCGTCAACCAGCTCGCGGCGAACATCATCGCGACCGCGACGCAGATGCTCGTCGCGCACGGGAACAAGGCGGCGACCTACTACCAGAATCTCTCCAACGTCTTCGACTTCCAGTTCCTCGGGCTCCACAACGGCGGCGGCGTCCCGCGGTGCACGATGGTGGCGGGCGTCTACCCGAAGCCGCAGGGAACGGTCGCGCAGATTGTCTGGCAGTCGAACCCCATCATCACCAGCTTCACCCGCATCTCGACGGGCATCTACTTCGCGGGCGTGTCGGGGCTCCCGTCGTTCTTCGCCCACGCGGTTGCGATCGGCGCGAGCACCGCCGACGTGAACCTGCCGCCCGAGTGCCAGTGCAACGTCGACCCGACGCAGGGCGGAGTCGGCGTCTACGTCTCGACGCGCGCACTCGTCGCGGGGGCGTTCACGCTGACCGACATGAGCTTCTGCCTGACGCTGCAGGGCCAAGCACCGCCCTAAGGCGTGCCGGCGTCGACCGCGCCAGCGTCGTACCAGCTGCAATTTTCTATGGTGTAGACCTGATCGCACGGCGGAGCCGGAGCGATGTCGGGACCGCAGGCGGCGAGGGTAAGAGCAGCCAAGGTTGCAAGAATGACGGAGCGCATCATGTGGACCTCCCCAGTGTTGAAGGTTTGACGTGCAAGCGACTGTCTTTATTCAAGCCCCTGGAGTGGTGCAAATCGTGCGCGGTCGTCGTACCCTGATTGCCGATGGCACCTCCGCGCTTCAACCCGCTCCCGAGCCCTCGCCCGCCGCACATCGATCCGCACCCAACGCCGTTGGAGATGCCAGCCACCCGCGGCGACGTCCGATCCGAAAACAACAAGTCGACCAACGGGCAGAGCAAGGTTTTGCTCGGGGTGATGGGCGCGATCGTCGCGATCGTCGGAAGCGCTACCACCGTCACCACGACGTACATCAATCGCAGCGCGGTCCACGAAGAGACCAAGCCCGCGGTGGAGCAGACGGCCGCCGTTCACGAGAAGCAGAAGGAGTTCGAGCAGCAGCTCGGCGAGACGAAGCGCCTCGACAAAGAGGCGCACGAGCGCATCGAGCAGCACCTCAACCACCTGGACGATCAGCAGGGCAAATTGCTCGAAGCGGTGCTCAAGGGCCGCCGTTGAGCGTCTTCGAGGCGGCCATTCCGGTCGTCATGGTGCACGAGGGCGGCTGGCTCTCGCGCGACGACGACCCGCGCGGAGGCGAAACCAACTGGGGCATCAGCGAGCTCATCATCCGCGAGAAGGGCCTCACCAGTGAGGAACTCGGCGTCGACCCGAACAACATCGGCGTACCCGGCTGGCTGAAGCCGATGCCGCGCGCGAACGCCGTCGCCATCTACCGCAAGTATTTCTGGCTGCCCGGCTACGAGCAGATTGCCGAGCAGACCAGCGCCTCCAAGCTGTTCGACGCCGCAGTGAACATGAGCGCCGCTCGAGCGCACTCGCTCGCCCAGGCCGCGGTCGGCGTGTCGGTCGACGGGCTCATCGGCCCTATCACCGTCGAGGCGATCAACAACGCCAACGACGGCATTCGCGGCTTCGTGCAGCTGTTCGCCGACAAGCTCCGCAGCTACTACGTCAACGTCGCGGCGAACTGCCCGCCGGCCTACGCGGCGAAGTGGCTGCCCGTCTGGCTCAAGCGAGCGACGTGGGGAACATGAGCCTGCACCAGGAGCATGTCTTCGTGCAGTACGACGTCGACCATCGCGGCTCGGTGCGCTGCATAGTGAAGGCGTTCGGCACCGAAGCGCAGGGCACCGAGAAGTCGAAGGGCGAGGCGCTAGCGTCTGCGCTCCAACGGTTGTCGACCGAGGTTCTCGCGCGTGTTACGAAGGCGTCGTGAGCGAGCCCGACCTCAAAGCAGCGCAGGCGACCCAGGCCGACGAGTGGTTCATCCTCAACCTCGTCAAAGCCGCGCTCGTCGACTTCGCCGACCTGCCCGACCTCGAGGCCGCGAAGAAGGAAGCGGCTTCGCTGGTGGCGATGATTTCCGACGCCGAGGCGCAGCTGGTGCCGGAGTACGACAAGGGCATGGGAATCGACCCGCCGCCCGAGCCGAAAGGAACCGCCGTGTTCGTTCTGACCGTGAAGGGCTTCGCGACCGAGGCAGAGGCGCGCGGAGCTGGCGAGGCGATTCTCAAGGCGACCAACAACGGGCTGCTGATGAACGTCGCCCAGGTCCCCGACCCGGTTCCGACGCCGGCCGATCAGCCCGTCGACGACCTCAGCGCGGCGCCGACCCCTCCGCCGAGCGTGCGCGACAGCATCGCCGACGAATCGAAGGGCCTTACCGGTCGCGCCGAGGTGGGTTCGAACACCCCCGCGCCGGCCGAGACTCCGCCGCCCGCAGACACCGCGCCCGATTCCCCGAAGTCGATTCTGGCCCGGCTCAAGGCGAAGGTGGACGCGGCCGAAGCGGCGCCGGTCGGCCTGACCGACTCGTCGAAACCGTGACTGGCCCTCGCGTCGAGCGGAGCCCCGCCCGATGAAACTGGACGTTCTGACGGCCGAAGCCCTCCGGGTGTTCGGCCCCAAGGGAGTACGCACATGGGAACCCCCGCCGCCCCCGCCACCGATGCCGCCGCCGCAGCTGTCGCCAACGTCCCGCTGAAGCCGGGCTGGAAGACCACCGAGCTCGCGCTCACCGTGGTGCTGCTCGGCGGCCTCGGCACGGTCATCGAGCAGCTGGTGCAGATGCTGCCGACGCTGGCCGGCACCCCAGGTATGCCGCCTTGGGCCGCGCCGCTGATGGCGTTCGCGCCGGTGCTGCTCGGGCTGATTGCGAAGCAGGTCGCCACCCACTACGTCACCGCGCGCAACGAGCTGAAGCTGGCGCAGAACGCCACTCCGGCGACCGATGCGAGCGCGGCCGATGCGCTCAACAAGGCGGTCAAGGCGGTCCTGCTGGTGATCGCCCTGGCCCTGGCGCTCGTGCCGTCGATCTCCTTCGCTCAGGCGGTCGACTGCGACCCCGACGCCGGCAACCCCGAGCCCGCGGTGAAGATGACGAAGGGCTCGCTGCTGCCCGAAGACTCGTGGGTGGTGTCGCCCGCGTGGATGTGCGCCGCCGGCAAGTCGCAGAACATCTGCACCGCCGAAGACGCCTCGCCGCCGTACACGACCATCGTGCTGTCGGCGACGGGCGGGGGTGTGGTGGTCGCGGCGGTGGTGCTGGGCGTGCTGGCGGCGACCGGCCACCTCAAGAAATAGGCGGCAGTTCGACGAAGGCTGGGCAGCTGCAAACCCCGCCAGCTGGCGTTTCGAACCGGCAATCTTCGCCGGGCGGGTTCCCCACGAGGTGAAGCGCCCGAACGTGCTGGCAGCGCGCACAGCGCCCGGACCCGTGGAACGGTGGGTCGGGCGGCTGATTCGCGTCTGGGGCGGCGGCTGGGCGGTCGGACGGGGCCTTTTCGGCGACGATGCGGAGCAGCAAAGGCTCGTCGGTGACCGGGCAGATGGCGAACCACGCGTACCCGTGTGGGCGCTTCGGCGGCCGGGTGAACTCGCGCACCGGCAGACCGTGGTGATTCTGGCCGCACCGGGCGCAGTTGCCGATCGAGGTCTTCACGGCTTCAACCGTCTGAACGTGATCACCCAAACCCAAGGATTGAGCGCCCAGCTGCCGGCGCCGTTGATGCTCTCCCAGAGCAAGCGGTAAGCGTCGACGTTGCCCGCACAGATGGGCACCGGCTTCATGCACGAGCAGCGCACCCCTTCGGCCCACGCATCGCTGGCGCTGATCGCCTGCAACCGCTCGACTCGCACCTCGGTGATTTCGAGGGTGATGCGCGAGGCCCAGCGCGGCATGAAGATGCTCGGCCGCCACTTCCCGAGGCCGCCCGCGCAGCCGCTCGGCGTCTCGTCGGGTTTGTCGGCGCGGTACATGAAGACGCCACGCTTCGGGTCGAGGTCTCTCGCCTTCACCGCGTCTTCGGCGGCCACGCTCGCCCACGTCTCGCGCACCCAGAGCCGATCGCCGACGAGGCCGTAGGGGCACCAGACTTCCTGCTCAGGCGGGCCAAGGAACACGGCCGCACGACCCTTGTCGCCGAAGTTGAGCCACCCGCCGTGCTCGCCGGTTGCCTTCACCACCCGCCGCGTCTGGCTCTTACTGTCGTCGAGCAGCGCCCGCACATTCGGAGCCGAGAACAAAATCCCCCGTTCCTTCATCCGTTCCGCCCGATCTTCTCGATCGCATTGTGAACAGCCACGTCACCCCAGGCGCCTTCGTGCGTCTTGTAGAACCAGATCAGGTTGAGCATCGCGAGCACGTCGCTCGCGGGCAGCGTGACCGGCGCGTGCTGCGACTGCGGCGAGATGCCCTGCGCTGCCATGCAGAGGATTCGGCGGCGCGCCCATTCGTCGACGGTCATTGCGGCCTCGCGGGCGTCGAGCCGAGCACGCGGTACAGCGACGCAGCTCGCTGGACGACTTCGTACGCGCACTTCCCGTCCTGGCGGAGCGAGCGCAGAACGCGGTCTGCCGACGCTGGCGACGTCGGCCCGCACCGCTCGGCGACGTAGCTCCTGAGTTGTTCGGCGTGAAAGAGACCGCGGTGGTGCTCGAGCCGCTCGGCGAGGAAGGTGAGAATCGTCGGGCCAATCGCGGCGCTGACTCGTTGCAGGTCGCTCATGCCACGCTCGCTTTCTGTTTCTGTTGTTCGTGGAACGCGTCGCGTCGCCGCATCTGCGAGCCCAGGCCCTCGCGCGTGATGTCGGTGGGAATCGGGCCGAGCCGCAGCCCGAAGTCGAGCGCCCAACCGCACGCGGCCGACGCCTGCGTCTCGATCGGCCCCCACTCGCCCATCGCAAGGTCGAGCGCCACCGAACGCTTCTCGGTGCACGCCGGGCAGAAGTGGAGCAACGAAGTCCCGTTCGGCCAGACGGTCGACCACGCTCCGCGGTTCTTTTCGTAGTGGGTCTGGAGAACCTCGACGCCGCAGCCGCCATCGCAGCGGGTCATGGTGTCGTGGTGCGGCACCCCGGCAATCCCGGGGCACGGTGCGGCATCCCTCGCGCGGCACCGACTGCGATACTCGACCCTCCGTCGAGCGCCGCACGTCACGAATCGCGACGGCGGCCAGTGCTCGCCGCAGGTGGCGCAGACGCGGCCGTGGCCACGGCAGTGCGCGCAGATGATCGTGCTCACTGTGGTTCCCCCACCGAACCGTTGAGCCGCAGCCGCCTGGGGTTGATGGTGCTGAGCACCTTGTCGAGCGCCACGGCGGCAGCCTCAGGCCCAAACGCCTTCACGACTCGCTCGATCGCCTCCTCGGCGTTTTCGGGTCCGGTGCGGGTGTCGCGGTCGCCGCGCGCCTTCTCGCGCCACGGGTTTGACGGTGAGTCGCGGTCCCGACATTCCTCGTGGTCGCACGACTCGCAGAACGCGCTCATGCCGCCATTGATGATCATCTTCGTCTTACAGCTGGGGCACACCGGCGCTGGGCCGCTGCCGTAGTGCCAGTCGGCGACGTACGGGTGGCGCCCCACCGACAGCCAGCGCTGCCAGAATGAGGCCCGCACCTCGGGGTCGAGAAGCTCGTGCTGATCGGTGTCGTCGGAGTCGTTGCCGTAGACGATCGACTCGATGCTCGGGCACAGCCCCTTGAGCGTGTCGGCGACCAGCAGAATGGAGTCGAGCCCGCCGCGCTCGTAGCCCTCTCCGTACCAGCGCGTCCAAAGGTGGACTCGAAGCACGGTGCCACCCTTGAATCGCTTCAGCAGCGCCAGCTCGGCCGGATAGATGTAGCCGTCCTCGTCGCCCTTCTTGGCCTTCACCACGCGGCTCAGGGCGTGGTGGCTGTAGTCGTAGCCCTGGCCCTTTGATGTCGAGATCAGCACAGTGCTGGTGCCCACGCGGTGCGACAGCTCGCGCGCGAGATGAAGGATCTCGTCATCGTTCATGGCACCCGGAAGCGCAGCCCACATCCTCGCGTCGATTCCCATTTAGACCTCGCTCCCGAAAGGCGCTTCTTCTCGGAACGTCGCGCGGTCGCTGGGCGGGCGCTCGTCGTCATCGGCACCGTTCCACCGGCACGACTCGTCGCAGTACCGGTCGCCGCCGACCACGATGCCGCCCTCGTCGAGCGGCCGGCCGCACTGCACGCAGCTGTGCGACGCGCACGACGTCTCGAAGTCGCAGCCACACGGCGGGAGCGAGACGACGATGTGCGAGCCGCACGGGCAGAGGCGCTGCTCCAGCCGGTCACCCGCGAGGTTCCACTTCTTCGCGTCGGGCAACTCGCACCACGAGTTCGCGGTGTAGCCCCGGCCGCACGAACAGACCTTGATGATGTCGGCGGTCATCGGTCACCCGAATCGCCGAGGTCGTCCCGGTCGTAGCCATCAATGCGGTCGGCGTTGCGGCGGTCGCGAGTCTCCTGCGCGCGCTCGGACTGACGGCGGTTGAAGTTGCGCTGTCCCTTGACCGTCTTCAGCGCCTTCTGCTCCACCAGCGTCGTCGGGGCGAACTGCGCATCGCCAGTGTCGAGGTACTGCTTCGCCTTCACGTACTCCGGCTTCTCGATTCCGTACGCCATCGAACTTCTCCCGGTTCAGGTGGCTGAATCGCCAACCCATGAACAGACAGTAACGCCAGCGGCTAGCGTCTGTCAAGTAGAGATGGTCAAGGGGGCAGGATTCGTTACCTGCAATGCCGGGCCTTGTCGCGTGTTGGTCACCGGCGCCGATGCTCGGTGCGTCTGTCTTGCGCCACCCCTTGGAAAGTTCTCTACGCCGCCTTCGCCGGGTGTCGAGCCGCCCACCGCTCCAAAACAGACCGCGCGGCCCCGTAGCGGCTCGGGCCCAGTGCGTCGAGCGCCTCAGCCACATCGGGCGGCACGCGGGCGAACACCACCACGAGGTCGCGGCCCCGCTCGATGATCGGCGAGTTCAGGTTGCTGTGCGAGGTCTCGCCGTCCTTCAGGCGCTTGGCGCGGCGGTAGTGCGCGCCGCACTTCCCCTTGAAGTTGGCAGACCGCCCGCACCCTTCGACGCTGCAGATGCGTCCTTTGTTTTGCATCGCTCCACCTTCCTCCATTGGATAGCGCTCGTCAACCGTGCAACAAGAACGGCAGCCACAGGCCCAAGCACAGGCCGACCATCAGCCCAAGCAGAAGCATGAGGCCGCCGAACTGGTTGTCGGTCAACGTCACCTCGGTACTCCGAGCTGATCGAGGCGTTCGGACAGTCGGTCGGTCCCAAGAAACCGAACGAGCCTCGCACAGAGCGCTCGGGCGGCCTCCTGTTCACCGTTGACCATGAAGGCGAACACCGGTGCATTGCCGATGACGTCGGGGAGATCCGTCCAGCCGGTCTTGTCGAAGTCCTCTATCTCTCCAGCCAACAAGCACCGCAAGGTCGCAGGCCCCGGCTTCACGCCGCATCCTTCGGCGGTTCGTCGTCGATGGGAGGCGGAAAGAGCTTCTTCTTCCCGACCGCCTCGGCCGCCTTCTTCGCCGCCGCGTCGAACTTCTCGTCGACCCCCTCCGCCTTGAACTCCAGACCGAGTTGCCGCTCCTCCGGCGTGAGCGCGCGGGTGTCGACCACCTCCCCCGTGTCGTCGCGCACCTCGAACATCTTGTTCGTCTCGTAGTCGGCGAAGCGCGTGCACGGCACCTGCCGAATCTCCGACTGGGTTCGAATCTGGAGCGAGACGAGGTGAGCCTCGGCTTTGATTCGCGCCTCCTTCGCTTTCAGGTCGGCTTTGATGTCGTCGGCGTGCGACTCGTGCGCGCCCATGTCCGCGTCGAGCTGCGCG